AGAGGATCTCAAGAAGGAACTTGGACATTTACTAAAGCTCAAATAGATGCGCTTACAACCAGCACAACAAGTGGTACTACTCTTATCGCTGCTCCTGGAGCTGACAAAGCTATTATTGTAGAAGAGTCTAATTTGATGATAAAATATAGTGGAACAGGTACTATGTCTTCTAATAGTTTTGTAATAAGGCAAGCGCATAACGGTGATGCGACTGCAGAGATAACAAGATTACCTTCTGGTCAGATAAATACTATAATGAGTTCTGCCCCTGCAAATCCAAGTTATGGATTTTATTCAAGAGATTTACCTCTGTACAATAATGATGGAAGGTCATTTGTCACAAATAAAGCAACATTTTTATCAAGAATAAGTACAAACGCAACCCCAACTAATTTAGTTAGCATATCTATAAAGTTAAAATACAGAATATTTAATGCAAGTACTTTTTAAAGTAAAAATGGTGTAAAACCAGTGATAATACAAATATACCCTGCTCGGGAAGAGCAATAACCAATGTCTAACTAAAACCAAAACCAATGACATTTTTTTACCAGACTCAATCATGGAGTAGTCAACCACAAATTACGGAAGAAACCAAATCAACTTGGGAACATATTGTTCAAAAGAAAAACTGGAGAATAGTTCAGTTACCGAATGGATTTTACCAAACAGAATACCTTGATCCTAAAAAAGAAGAATGTTGGATCGATGTAACGAGACGCGAAACAATGGAAGGTGCTGAATCAGCAATAGATGCTTCTATTAACCATTATGAGAAAAAATTAGCTCATATTCGTGGACCACAAGTCGTTAAGACTTTTAAATAAAATAAATCAAATTAAATTAAATTAAATTATGTCAGACTTAATAGTCAAGAACCTTAACTTTGGTAACGAAGCTAGGGAACAAGTATTTAAAGGTATAACAAAACTCACAACTGCTGTTAGCTCCACACTTGGAGCTAGCGGTAAATGTGTTATGTTAGAAGATAACACTGGTAGACCAGTGATTACAAAAGATGGTGTAACAGTCGCAGACTCAATAATACTAAGAGATCCTGTTGAAAACATGGGCGCTACTTTGTTGAAAGAAGCAGCTCGTAAAACAGTTCGAGAAGCTGGCGACGGCACAACAACAGCTACGGTTATTGCTCATGCTATATTAAAAGAAGCTTATAAAGTAAGTAATAAAACAAATTCAAGAGAATTAAAAGAAGGAATTAATTTAGCTGTAAAAAAAGTAGTAGATTATCTAGAATCAGTATCTGTAAAAGTTACTGGAGATATGATAGACAATGTAGCAACAATATCTACTAATAATGACAAAAACCTAGGAAAGTTAATAGCAGATGCTTTTCGAGCTGTAGATAATACAGGTGTTGTTATAATGGAACCGTCACCAATAGGTGAAACAGCTATAGAAATAGTTGATGGTGTTCAATATGATAAGGGATTAAAAAATTCTCATTTCATAACAAACAAAGAAACAAAGTCTGCTGAACTAGAAAACCCACTAGTGCTATTGGTTGAATCACCTATTGATACAATAAGACAGATTCAAACAGTGCTAGAGTATGTAATAAAAAACAATAAACCTTTGCTTATTATAGGCGATTTAGAACAAGGTGTTTTATCTGCTCTAGCTATGAATAAAATGAAAGGCAATATACGCATTAATGTTATTGATGCTCCTACTTATGGGGTTAATAGAAAACAAATGCTAGATGATCTTTCTATGCTTACAAACGCTACTATTATAAATGAAGACTTAGGAGATGATATGGATCTTATTCAAGTAGAACACTTGGGCAAGTGCGTTAAAAGTATTACAACTCATAGTGAAACTATTATACAGGTTAAAGAAACCTCAGAGCAAGTTAAAAACATAATAAAAGATATTAAGTCTAAGTTATTAGAAAAAAATACTACATCTGACGTTATAAGATTAGAAAAAAGATTAGCGATGCTAGCTGCTAAAGTTGCTATTGTTAAAATTGGTGCTAATTCTGATATTGAATTAAAAGAAAAAACAGATAGAGTAGAAGACGCTATTTGTGCTACTAAAGCTGCAATAAAAGAAGGTATAGTTTCTGGCGGTGGTATAGCTCTCTTGAATGCTTCAGATAAAATTAAATCTAAATCTATTGGTGAAGAGGTTTTATTAAAAGCTATAAAATCTCCATTTGAAACAATACTTAGCAATGCTGGTATTGAAGATTATGAAGTACCTAAAAAAACAGGAAGAGGGTTAAACGTGGTTACAGGAAATATGGTAAATATGATTAAGTCAGGTATTATAGATCCATTACTAGTAACAAAAAGTGCACTTCAAAATGCAGCTTCGGTAGCTACTACTATATTGTCAACAGATTGTGTAATCAATAATTTGAGAATAGATGAAGGCAGTAGGTAGAAATTTAATTATAATAAAAGAAAAAGAAGGTACTACTAAAACTAAAGGTGGTTTACTTCTTGCTGAAAACCAAAGAGAAGATATAAGGTACGTTAAAGCCGTAGTTGTATCTGCAGGTGAAGAAGTTGTTGGTATAAAAAAAGACGATAATATATTTTTTGATAGACATGCTGGTCATAAAGTAGAATTTGAGAAACTGTTATATCATGTTATAAAAGCTCAAGACGTAGTTATAGTGACATGAGAAGCTTAAGTGTTAGTGACATTAAAGAGTTAAACTTACTTAAGCATTACAGAATAATTAGAAAATGGGCATGTAAGAATAATGATTTAAATGACGCTGATTTAGAATTATTAATTTATTTAGATTCTGTAGGTGTTTTTAATATAAAAGATTTTAAAATGGGTACGTACTCTTATAGCTGGGAAACCAGGAGATGGAGTAGACTTGTTGATAGTGGTTGGATTGTTATATGGAGAAAAAGAAACAGAACAACTCAAAAACATAATATGTATCAAGTTTCATTTAAGTGTAAACAACTTATACATAGAATATATAGAATAATGTTAGGTGAAGAAGATTTACCTATAAGCAAAAGAAGAAATAAATTAATAAACGGCAAAAGTTACACTGATAAGGTTTTAACAAAAGCCATATATAACGTAAACAAAGATAAAAATAGATAAAATGGCTTACAAAGACTCACCAAACAAACAATTAACCGCTGGCATTGGAGCTCTAGCTTCCGCGATAAATCCAATAACTGGAATGCCTGCCTCTGCAAACATGGGTAATATGCCGCCTCAACCATCTAACACAATGGGTAACGCTAATCCTGTTTTTAATAATCCAGCTATGGCTGCTGCTCAAGGAGTTTTTGGAAGTACGCAAATGAGACAAAATTCAGTTACACCTTTTCAGCAAAAACCAGGACAAACAAAAACAGTAGTTGGAGATCTTATAGATGAAACTATACACGAGAACAATACTTATAAGTCTAATAACTTAAAAGATAAAATCTCAGGAATGAGATATAACGTTGAAAATCTTAGTGAAGTACAAAAAGATGACAAAGGTCAATTCATGACAACTCTAGATCAAGACGAATATTACGGTGGTCCAAGACCTACAAGTTCTACTGTTACAAATTACGATCAAGGCAAAGATCAACCTAGAGATACGTTAAGACCTTTTGCTGGAAGATTTTTTTACAAAAACTAAAGATAAAAAATAAAAAATAAATATTATGCATAAAACAGATCCAAATTACAATGCAACAATGGCATCTAAAAACGCTCACGGCGTTGTAGGTGAAAGTGCAATATGGGACGGACCACTAGATCAGCAAGGTAGAATACATGGTGTTGGTTCAAGTTCAGGAATAACAGGCATGCAGTTGTTAAAAGCAAAAACCTATTATAAAGGTATGCCTATAACAGAGTGCGCTAAAGGAAAAGGAGGTTACTAATGTTTAGTCCACTATTTAAAGATTTCCCTGAAATAAAGGAAAAGAACAAAGGAAAGTTTACAGCTTGGGCTAAGAAAAACGGGTTTAAAGACGCGTGCTCTGCCGCTAGTGCTGTAATGAAGAGTAAAGGTAAATATAGCGACGAAGTTGTTAAAATGGCTAACTACGCAAACAACTTTGGTTGTAAAAATAAAAAATAAAAAATAAAAGTATGGCATTTACTATAACAAGTCCTTTCTTGAAAAAAGAACCCTGTAAAATACCTTACCCTGGTAAAGAGGTTTATGAAGGAAAACATGGCGGTAAAATGACTAAAGAAATGACAAAGGCTAACGCCGCTGCTAGGTTAGCTTGTAATAAAAAAGATCCAAAGTGGGTTGCAAATGAAAAGGAGCAAAAAGAAAACGATCCTACATATAAAGACGAAACTAAAAAGAAAAAATAATATATATGAAATTTTCATCACCATTTATGGCAAAAAGCCCACTCCACCAAGGTATTGGAGAAAAAGAACCATCTGTTGTTGAGACAGATGCCAGCAAAGAAAAAAGAGAATTATCTCAAGAAACAAAAGACTCTTTACAGAAAAAAGCCTGTAAAAGAGATAAGCCTTTTTATAGTAAAAAACACGGAAAATACGTTGAATGCGAAGACGGCGTACTAACAAACACGCCAACTAATACATCAACATACGAAAAAATATAATTATGAGTTCACCATTTGCAGATAAATTTTTAGGAAAATCACCTATGAGTCCCGCTTCTAAAGAATTAGTTGGAGGTCAAAATAGATTATCACCAGAGCATCAAGCTGCTATAAAAGCTTCTCCTGCAGAGATGCATCACGGTTCACCAGCTGAGAAGCACGAGCCAATTGACAAAGAGTTAAAAAAACTTAATAAAAAGTATGGTGACACTGATTTTTATGAAAGAAAAGATGTTCAAGAATTAATTAAAAAGAAAACAAAAGCTAAAGAAGCACATAAATCTGATAGTAAGGTTTTACCTATTGACGATAAGAATAGTTATGAATATGACTATGATCAAAATGAAGATATAACTACGGCTCCAAAAGATAGTAAAAAAAAAACTAGTGGATTAAACTATGGTAGTCCATTAGATGCTAGTTATAGCAATCCTAATGATTATCATTATGTTTCTAACGCTGCAGATTTTCAAAGGTTACAAGATAATATAGTAGCTGGAACTAAAGCTGCTATGTCACCTAAAATTATAGATAATTACCAAGAGAAAAGAGCAGATAGAAGAGATAAAAGAGCTCCTAAAAAAGGTGCTCCAGGGACAGATAAAAGAGAGAAGTTTGATAAAAAAACACAGTTTATTCGAGACAAATCTGATAAACATAAAAATCAAAGTAAATGTACACCTGGAAGTGTTACAGTAAACAAAGATGGCAGTACAACAACTTGCCCTTAAATAAATAAAAAAATGGGATATTCAAAAGGACATTACGGTCAATATACTGGCAACGCTAGATGTTGCTCAGACACAAAAGTAACTAGTAGTAACTACAAAGCATCTGAAAGAGATGATGCTTCGCATATAGATTATTTAAAACGAGATGTATTATATGATGATCATCACGGGCATAGTGATGAAAACATGACTGCTGATGAAAAACATATATCTAAATTAGCGGGCGATATGAAATACGATAAAAAACATCATGGATCTGCAGCTAAAATGCATAATGAATTTACAAGAAAAAATAACATAAATCACAAATAACTAATCATGGAATCAAACAAGCAAGAAAAGTACAACTTAATGCATGATAACCCAGTAGCATCTCATGCTTCTTGGATGTCTAAACATGCACAATCATCTAGAATGTCACCTTTAAATCAAGAAAAAGAAAAAGAAGAGGGCTTTACCACTTATGATACTAGAACAAATAAACAAGGAGTAAATCAAACTGATTTAATGAATCTAAAGTTTGACACAGCAGATGCAGCGGCTAAAGCTTATAAAGATGGAACTGGAACATACAACGCGTTTGAAGAAGCACGCGACGCATTCAATTTTTCTAAAGATTCTATTGGCGGTGTAAATCAAAGAATAGATAGAGTATTGGGAGGCGAAGATTTTAAATTCACAAAACCAAAATCATAAAACAGAGAGGACTGTACAAACCTCAGCCAAACACTAACATTAACACTAAACACTAAACAAAATGGCAAAATTTATCAAAGTCCCTTTAACAGGAGTTGCAGGGCAACCAGAAATTCTAGTAGATTCTTCATCTATTGTATCAGTAATTGCAGGAAATGTAGCAGGACCAGGATTACTCCCAGCTACTAAAACTAGAATATTAACTAAAAGCGGAGTTACGGGATATCAAACTCTTGAATTAACTCACACAGCTGCATTAGCACCTGCTTCAATTGTAGGAGCAATTAATGCTGCTATTAAAGCTAATCCAGGTGGAATTATCTCTACTGTTGGACAACCAGTTAATACTGCTCAGAACCCAAATCCAAACGCTGGCGGACAAGGACGTCAACCAATTGTTGCTGACGCGATTTATGTAACTTACACAGCAGCTGACTGGAGCTAACTATGAGATCAACAGGTTTAGGAGACGATATAGAAAAGTTTACTAAAGCTACTGGTATTAAAAAAGTAGTAGACACAATGAGCAAGGGGTTGAATATCCCTTGCGGTTGTGCTGCTAGAAAAGGAGCATTAAATAAAATGTTTCCATATAAAAAATAACTATGGCTTTTAAACTAAATAATCCTCCTTATAAAATTGATAATACTCCGGTTTACAAAGTAGATATGGAAGATGGTGTAATGGGTAAAGCAAATAACAATGGAACTATAATCTTAAACAAAGATTTAGATCCATCCGAATGCGCAGAGGTTATCGCACATGAAAAAGTACATTTAGATCAAATGAAGCGTGGTGATTTAAATTATGACGATGATTTCGTGTACTGGAAAGGCAAGAAATATTCACGAGCTGAAATGGAAGAAGGTGCTAAAAACCTACCATGGGAAGCTGAAGCATATAAAAACGCATAATGAATTTTTCAGAAAAAGGTTATCTAAGCGATAGTCCTGATGTAGATAAACATCAAAATATAATACGAGGTAATAAAATAACAATGAAAGGTGTTGAGTTTAAAGTTTTAGGAACAGACGATAGAGGATATACTAAGATAATGTATCCAGGGTATGACTACACATTTCCAGGAGCTAAATACGTAATAGAAACAAAAATTTAAAAATAAAAAAAATGCACACACCATTCCATCAAAAACACTCAGCAAACAACCCAATAAAACAAAAGAAAAAATCACAACTAGAAAGAGCTGACGCTTTAGTTAGAGAATCCCAAGCTGATGTAGATGCTTCAAGAGCAACTTTTGGCACTAATGACGTAGACGAAGCTTTTGATAGAAAGTTAAGAGTATTAAAAGATAGAGTAAAAAAAGCTAATAGCTTAGGAAGTAATATTGATTATGATACTACTGATGCTTCTGATGCAGGTGAAAAGCGCGCTTCGAAAACATCATCAACAATAATACCTCAGGGATTTGAGCCTGTCACACCTGACACTGCTTCCCAAATAAGATACCCTGATCCTAGAGAATAGTGAAAAAAATTTGGGAATGGCTAAGCGGTAACGTTATCAAAGATGTTGGAGACGTTATCGATAGGCTAACAACTACTGAAGAGGAAAAACTTCAAATCAAAAAAGACATACAAGTTATTGTTGAAAAAGCAGCTGCTACGGCTGAAGACCAAATAACAAAACGTTGGGAATCTGATATGACGTCAGACTCATGGCTTAGTAAAAACACACGCCCCATGGCGCTTATATTCTTATCGTTTATGGCTATAGCTTTTATATGGGTTGACAGTCACCACGAAATATCTTTTACTGTAGAACAGGAATGGATAGAATTATTAAAACAACTATTAACAACCGTATACGTAGCTTATTTTGGCTCACGTGGTTTTGAGAAATATAAATCAATAAGTAATAAATAAAATAAACAAATAAATAAAATGGGAAGATTCACGCTAGATACTAGCACAGTTAGCAAGGCTCTTGTTGTACCAACAGGTGGTAATGCTACTATAGACGCAAGATCCGCTTGGGAATTTGAAAACCAAAGTGGAACACTAGGAACTAATTATAACAGTTCTGTTCTTTACGCTAGCGTCGGAGGGGACGTAGCTGTTATAACGCCAGGCGTTTTTAGCGCTATGGGTACTGTAACACAATTAAACTCAAGCAATCTATATGGTGCTAATCCTACATACGCGACTTTATCAAATGGTAATGGTTATGTAACAGGAAATAATATTGCAACAACTTGTGTAAGTACTGTTCCTCATTCGCCAGGTACAGAACCAACAGGTCTAACTGTAGATATTACGGTGACATTACCAACAGCGACATTAAGCGCTGCTGGTACAGGTTATTCAGCAGGTGCTATAGATAGTGTAACTGGAGGAACTGGAACAGGTATAGAAGGAACAGTAGCTATAAACGCCGGTGTTGTAACCGCGTTTACTTTTACAAGTGGAGGAATTGGTTATACTGTAGATGATGTTATAACTTTATTCCAAGCCGGGTCAGGTGATAACGCAACTATTACACTGGTAAGCGCACCTAACGGAGCTGTAGATACAATTGCAATAAATCAACCAGGAGTTAATTACTCTGCTGGAGATATTATAACAGTAGCTCAAGTTGGTAGTGGATTAAACGCTACAAGAAGTGTTTTACAAGCTAGAGATTTAGCTCCTACGGCAGCTGCAAATGCTGTTGTGTTTAAAGGAGTTGTAACTGGTTCTATATTACCTGTTGCTGTAGATTACGTAGTAACAACCGGTACTGGAGCTGCGGTAGAATTAATTGCTTGTAAATAAGTAATATATAGGTGACTATATAAGTATATAATAACAATTAAATTAAATCAAATTATGGCAAAAGCTAAAAAAATCAAAGAAGAGCAGTTAAAGTTAGTTAACACTCAACAAACTCAGTTAAATGAATTACTAAGATCAATTGGTGTTCTTGAAGTTCAAAAGATGAACGCACACACTAGAATTGATAAACTTAGTTCTGAAATTGAGACTACCAAAAAAGAACTAGAAGACGAATACGGTTCAGTTAATATTGATCTTAAAGACGGATCATACACTGAAATAGAAAAAGAAGATGCCGAGTAACATAAGAAAAATAAGCATTGGATCTGACTATAAAAATGACGCTATGCATTATTCTGTAGGTCAACAAGTTTATGGTGGTCATGAAATATCACATATAATTTTTGAAGATTCAGACAATTCTTATAATATACATATAAAGAAAAGCAATGAAGTATTGCCGTGGAAGAAATTTAATTCTAACATGGCAATATCAGTTGAGTACGATCTGCAATATTAATGAACAGTTTATATGACTTTATTGTAGAACCTGTAGGTGAAAAATACAGCAATACAGTAAAAGTGGGTAACAAAGAATTAGTAGTTAACACTAAAATAGAAAACTGGAAATTTGTAAATAGAATAGCTAAGGTTGTTAAAACACCTTTGGCTATTAAAACACCAATAAAAGAAGGTGATTTAGTAGTAGTACATCAAAATGTTTTTAGAACATTTTATGATATGAAAGGTATTAAGAAAAAAAGTAGATCTTATTTTAAAGATAATTTATACTTTTGTGCTATAGATCAAATTTATTTATATAAAAATAATAAAGATTATCACTCGTTTGGCGATAGATGTTTTATACAGCCTATAAAAGATAATCAAGATCTAACGCTAGATAAAGAGCGTAGTCTTGTTGGTATACTAAAGTATGGCAATAGCTCTTTAAAGAAGCTAAGAATAACTCCTGGTGACTTAGTTGGGTATACTCCTAACGGTGAATGGGAATTTTTAGTTAATAACGAAAGGCTTTATTGTATGAAATCTAATGATATTGTAATTAAGTATGAAAACCAAGGAAACGAAGAAAAGTATAATCCTAGCTGGGCAAGTGGCAGTTGAGGAATTAATTAAGGTTGCTAAAGAACCTATTGTAGACTCGGACGACGATATATCTGCTGACAGACTTAAAAATGCAGCGGCAACAAAAAAATTAGCAATATTTGATGCTTTTGAAATATTAAATAGAATACAAGAAGAGCAAGATATGTTAGATGATAAACCAAAAGAAATAAAGCAAAGTAATTTTAAAGGCTTTGCAGAAGGTAGATCTAAAAAATAATGTATCAACAAACTCTATATAAAATATTACCCGACCACATAAAACCTAAAGTTCTTAAAAGAATGAATAAGTATAACAAGTGGGAATACGGTTATAACGAGGATCATGACATGGTTGTGATAAGTAGAACCGGTAGAATTGGAGAGGTTTATGAAATACAAAACCTAAAAATAGCCTTACCTGAAGAACAAGATGTTAAAACATTTAAAAATAACAAGTGGAATAAAACAGAATACCCTAAAGTTCTAAGTAAGATAAAAACAACATTCGACTGGAAACAATATCCGCAAGATTTTAAAGAAAAATGGCATGATTACATTGATAAAGAGTTTACCTGTAGGGAAGAAGGTTTTTGGTTTTATAACAAAAGCGTTGCTACTTACCTTACTGGTACTCACTACATGTACTTGCAGTGGAGTAAAATTGACGTTGGGGCACCAGACTTTAGGGAATCAAATAGATTATTCTTCATTTTCTGGGAAGCTTGTAAGGCCGATATACGATCCTACGGACTGTGCTACCTTAAGAATCGTCGATCAGGTTTTTCCTTTATGGCATCAGGAGAGGTGGTCAACTTGGCTACAATATCCTCCGACTCTAGATATGGAGTATTATCTAAGACTGGACCTGACGCGAAGAAGATGTTCACAGACAAGGTGGTACCGATATCCGTTAATTACCCATTCTTTTTTAAGCCGACCCAGGACGGTATGGACAGGCCTAAGACCGAGCTTGCTTACCGTGTACCAGCCACAAAATACACCCGTCGTAAGCTTATTTCGTCTACAACGGAAGAAATTGCGCAAGAAGAATTACAAGGCTTGGACACTACGATCGACTGGAAGAACACCGGTGACAACTCCTACGATGGTGAGAAGCTCAAACTCCTCGTCCACGATGAGAGCGGTAAATGGGAAAGGCCGAACAACATTCTCAACAACTGGCGTGTTACGAAAACAACTTTAAGATTAGGTAGTAGAATTATAGGTAAGTGTATGATGGGATCAACATCAAATGCTTTAGACAAAGGAGGTAGAAATTTTAAAAAGCTTTATGATGACTCGGATGTTACAAAAAGAAACGCCAATGGACAGACTCGCAGCGGATTATATTCTCTGTTCATTCCTATGGAGTGGAATTACGAAGGATACATTGATTCTCATGGCGTACCTGTCTTCGACACACCAAAAAACCCTGTTGAAGGACCGCATGGTCAAAAAATAAAAATAGGTGTAATAGAGTATTGGAACAACGAGGTAGAAGGATTAAAAGATGACCAAGACGGTTTAAATGAATTTTATAGACAGTTTCCGCGCACAACTAAGCACGCATTTAGAGATGAGTCAAAAGAGTCTTTATTTAATTTAACTAAAATATATCAACAGATAGATTTTAATGAAGATTCTAAAAACGAACTAGCTATAACAACAGGTAGTTTTCAATGGGAGGATGCTAAGAAAGATACTAGAGTTATATTTATGCCTAATAAAAATGGTAGGTTTAAAATAACTTGGGTTCCTCCATTAGAAATGCAAAATGTAAGATATATAAAAAATGGAATTAACTATCCTGGTAATGAATCACTAGGTGCTTTTGGTTGTGATCCATATGATATATCTGGAACAGTAGATGGTAAAGGTTCTAATGGTTCTTTACACGGGTTAACTAAATTTAGTATGATGGACGTTCCTCCTAATCATTTTTTCTTAGAATACATAGCTAGACCCCAAACAGCTGAAATATTTTTTGAAGATGTATTAATGGCTTGTGTTTTTTATGGCATGCCAATATTAGTAGAAAACAACAAACCTAGATTACTATATCATTTTAAAAGAAGAGGATATAGAGGTTATGCAATGAATAGACCAGATAAAAAAAGAAATAAACTATCTGTTACTGAAAAAGAAATAGGTGGCATACCAAACTCTAGTGAAGACATAAAACAAGCTCACGCAGCTGCTATAGAAACATATATAGAACACTTTGTTGGACTAAGAGAAAACGGTTATGGAGATATGTATTTTCAAAAAACCTTAGAAGACTGGGCAACATTTAATATAAATAACAGAACTAAACACGATGCTTCTATTAGTACAGGTTTAGCTTTAATGGCTTGTAACAAGCATAGATATTTACCTCAAGCTAAAAGAGAATTAAAATCAGTAGACTTGGGTTTTAAAAAATACGATAACAAAGGAATTACATCAAAAATTATTTAAATGAATATATACACTAACACTAACAGCGCTTTTCCTAGCCAAGTTGTAAGCACTGCTGAAAAAGCAAGTTGGGAGTACGGGTCTCAAGTTGCACAAGCAATAGAACAAGAGTGGTTTGGTCGAGGCAGAACTAGTGGCAATAGATATTTAACTAATTGGAACAATTATCACCAGCTTCGTCAATATGCGCGAGGAGAACAGAGTATACAAAAATACAAAGATGAATTGTCTATTAATGGCGATTTGTCTTATCTTAATTTAGACTGGAAGCCAGTTCCTATTTTATCAAAATTTGTTGACATTGTAGTTAATGGTATTTCTTCTAAAAGCTATGATATAAAAGCATATTCTCAAGATCCAGAATCTATAAGAAAAAGAACAGAATACGCTTCTAGACTTCAAGAAGATATGCTTGCTAAAGAATATCTTGATAACTTAAAAAACACTTTAGGTATTGACCTTTATCAATCTCCTAATAAAAAAGTTATTCCAGAAACAGCTGAGCAACTAGAACTTCACATGCAATTGACTTATAAGCAATCAGTCGAAATAGCAGAAGAAGAAGCTATATCTTCTATATTAGCTCAAAATAAATATGACTTAGTAAGGCGTAGGTTAAACATGGACTTGACAGTTTGTGGTATTGCCGCTGCTAAAACTAACTTCAACACGGCTAATGGAGTTACTGTAGATTACGTTGACCCTGCTTATATTGTTCATTCTTATACAGAAGATCCAAACTTTGAAGATATATATTATGTAGGTGAGTTAAAAGCTATAACAATACCAGAGCTAAAAAAAGAGTTTCCAGATATTAGCGAAGATGAATTAAGAAGAATACAAGCCATGCCTGGTAATAAATCTTATGTTACTGGTTGGGGTGATTACGACGAAAACACAGTTCAAGTGTTATATTTTGATTACAAAACATATCACAATCAGGTGTTTAAAATAAAGCAAACAGATCAAGGTTTAATGAAAGCTATTGAAAAAGACGATAGTTTTAATCCACCTGAAAATGATAACTTTGAAAGAGTATCAAGATCTATAGAAGTTTTATACAGTGGTGCCAAGGTTTTAGGGACAAACACTATTTTAAAATGGGAGTTAGCAGAAAACATGTCTAGACCTTATGCAGATACTACAAAAGTAGAGATGAACTACGCTATATGTGCGCCTAGAATATATAAAGGTAAAATAGAATCTTTGGTGAGTAAATGTGTTGGCTTTGCTGATATAATACAATTGACTCATTTAAAGCTTCAGCAAGTTTTATCTAGAATGGTGCCAGATGGTGTCTATTTAGATATGGACGGACTTGCAGAAGTTGACTTAGGCAATGGTACTAATTATAATCCCGCCGAAGCACTTAACATGTATTTCCAAACTGGTTCTATTGTAGGTAGATCAATGACGCAAGACGGTGAGTTTAATCACGGTAAAGTTCCTATACAAGAATTAAATAGTTCTAATGGTCAAGCTAAAATACAAAGCTTAATAACAACCTACCAGTACTATTTACAAATGATACGTGATGTAACGGGACTTAATGAGGCTAGAGATGGTAGCACACCTGATAAACAAACACTTGTTGGATTACAAAAAATAGCAGCTAACGCTTCTAATGTAGCAACTAGACACATTAAGCAGTCTAGCTTGTATTTAACTTTAAAAATAGCAGAAAACATTGCTTTAAAAGTTTCAGACGCTTTAGAGTTTCCATTAACAAGACAAGCTTTAGAAAATTCTATATCAACATACAACGTTCAAACCTTGCAAGAAGTTAATAATTTAAATCTTCATGACTTTGGTATATTTTTAGAACTAGAGCCAGACGAAGAAGAGCAAGCTAAGTTAGAAGAAAATATACAGGTAGCTCTACAAAGCGGTGGTATTGATCTAGAAGACGCTATAGATTTAAGACAAATTAAAAATCTTAAGTTAGCTAATCAAATGCTTAAAATAAAACGTAAGCAAAAAATGCTACAAGACCAACAGTCTCAGCAAGCTAATATACAAGCTCAAGCTTCTGCTCAAGCAGAAACTGCAGAAAAAACAGCTATGGCAGAAGTTCAAAAACAAGAAGCTATATCAGGTGCTAATGTTCAATACGAACAAGCTAAGAGTCAAATGGAAATTGAACGCATGCAAATTGCAGCTCAAATAGAGCAGCAAAAACTACAACAACAGTTTCAATATGATATGCAGTTAAAGCAGATGGACGTAAAAAGCATGGAAGCAAAAGAAGATAAAATAGAGAACAGAAAAGATAAAAGAACAAAAATTCAAGCAACTCAACAGAGTGAAATGATAAGCCAAAGAAAAAACGAAACAGGACCTATTGATTTTGAAACAGAAAATAGTCTGCAGCCGTTTCCCACAGTTAGTTAAACTGTATTATTAATTATTTAATTATATTATATTATGTCAGAAGAAGTAAAAACAAATGAACCTGTTAAACAGGAAGGTGAGTTTAAATTAAAAAAGAAAACAACACCTAAAAAACTAGTAGAAACAAAAGATAACATTGTAAAAGTAAGTGTTAATCCTAAGGAACCTTTAGTAGAAATGCCAGATAATGTCACAAAGGTTGAAATAAAAAAAGAAGAAGATGCCATTCAAATCGGAGAAACAAAAGAAGTATCTGGAGATACATCATCCGGAGATAGCGTTAAGATGGAAGAACCTATACAAGAGTCCAACGAGACTGCTGAAGGGTTTTCTCCAATCAAAGAAATAGAAGAAACTGAAGTTAAAAAAGTTGAAGCTCAAGTTAAAGAAGCTGTTAGAGATGAAAAGGTTTTAGGTAAGCCATTACCGGAAAACATTGAAAAGTTAGTTTCATTTATGGAAGAAACTGGTGGGAGCATAGAAGATTACACTAGACTTAACACCGATTACTCTAAAATTGATGATAAAACATTATTGAAAGAGTATTACAAAAAAAATAAACCTTATTTAGAAGGTGAAGATATTGATCTTTTGCTAGAAGATTTTTCATTTGACGAAGATTTAGACGAACCAAGAGACATACGCAAAAAGAAAATTGCGTTTAAAGAAGAAGTTGCAAAAGCTAAAGGCTTTTTAGAGGAAACAAAGAGTAAGTACTACGACGAGATCAAGTTGAGACCGGGCGTAACTCAAGACCAACAAAAAGCTATGGATTTTTTCAACCGATATAACAAGCAACAAGAACAGGCTACGTTGCAACACGAGCAGTTTAAAGAAAATACTAAAAAATTATTTAATGACGAATTCGAAGGTTTCGATATTAAAGTTGGAGATAAAAAATATAAGTATAATATTCAAAATGCTCAAAACGTTGCTGAAAACCAATCAAACATAACAAACCTTGTCGGGAAGTTCCTAGACAGCGAAGGTAATGTTAATGACACAAAGGGTTATCACAAAGCTATGTATGCTGCTGAAAATGTAGATAAGATTGCCGCACATTTTTACGAACAAGGTAAAGCCGATGCAGTTAAAGAAGTGGTTAATAAATCAAGGAATTTAACTGATACGAAAGCAAGATCTCAACAAGGTAATGTTTTTCTTAACGGTCTTAAAGTAAAATCAATTAGTGGTGCTGATTCTACAAAATTAAAAATAAAAACAAAAAAATTTAACTAATTAAAAACTTAAAATTATGAGTTTATCTCCACAATTCGGAGGGTTAATCCCTTCACAAGTTCAGGAGGTATTGAACAGCAACTACCTACAATTTAACGGTGGTGGCGGCGCTGGTGACACAAACACCTTTGCACAACAATACTTACCTGAAGTATACGAACAAGAAGTAGAGCGTTATGGAAACAGAACGTTATCTGGTTTTTTACGTATGGTTGGCGCTGAAATGCCAATGACATCTGATCAAGTAATTTGGTCTGAGCAAAATAGACTACACATCGCTTATACAGGTGTTGGCGTAGCTGTTGGACCAGGTGCTGGAAATGACACAGCTATAACTTTACCAGCCGCACAAGCTAACGTTGTTTCTATTAACGATACAATTGTTATTTTAGATCCTGTAACTGGAGCTGAAGCTAAAGCTATTGTACAAGATTCTGGTGCTTACGCACTTTCTGGACTTGGAAACGCTCAACTTCTTACTGTACAAACTTTTGATGATGTAGCTCTTATCCCTGCAAACGGATGGTCAGCTGCTTTAGATAAAAAAGTATTTGTATACGGTTCTGATTACAGAAAAGGAACTGATACTGTTCAAGGTAGCGTTACTGCTTTAAACCAAGGACGTATAAGTGTTGATCCTCAGCTTACACAATACTCTAACTCACCAATCATATTAAGAAGCCAATACGTAGTATCTGGATCTGATATGGCTCAAATTGGATGGGTAGAAGTTGCAACTGAAGACGGAACATCTGGATACTTATGGTACTTAAAAGCTGAGTCTGAAACAAGACTACGTTTTGAAGATTACCTAGAAATGAGTATGGTAGAA